CAAAGGCAGCAGACGACGCGCAGCGCGTTGAGGCCGTCGATGCCGTCAATAGTCGCATTCAGGGAGAGGGTTTGGGAGAGCAGTTCGACCGGTCTGTGGGCGCGGCTGAAAACCCGTTTGAGCCAGCACAGCAAATCTCTGACCTCCGTACAGATTTGGACAATTTCTTGGATGAAGCTGGAGACTCTGCAGACCCCGCTTATGGCAGGGGCCGATTTGACATGGCCAGTTATCTGCTGGCCTCAAAGAACCAAACCGCTAATTTTTTAGGGCGGGTTCTAGGCGAGGACGCCGTCGGTTTCCGTAAAGATGCTGGGCGACCACTTGAGGCCACTGCTGACATCATCAAGACGAATGAATTTAAATCAGCCCTTAGCCGCTACTATTCTGTGTATGACGAGGCATACAACGAATGGGCAAAGGAGCAAGGCTTTGGCTACTTCAAACGCAAGATGAATATCCCGCGCCGCCAGTTTGGTGAGCTTGTGGCGGATGCGATTGAGAATCCTGAGCTTCCGTTTTCCCCTGCCGTGAGAAAGGCTGCGCAACGGCAAGCTGAGATTAAGCGTGACCTTCTCAACGGGGCCAAGGATGCGGAGGTTCGTGGCTTTGAGACCGTTCCTGAGAACCTGCGTTATTTCACGCACCTCTGGGACTCATTCAAGTTTGTTGAGGCCCGGCATCGTTACGGGGACACAGCGATTACGCGGATTCTGACCAACGCCCTAATAAACGGCACAGAAGACTTGGACGAAGAAGCGGCCCAGATGATTGCCAAGAGCATGGCCGGAAAGCTAAACCGTGACGGCGCTGGCATGGACTCCGGCGCAGCCAGATTGTTCACAACAGATGACCGCGATGTCATGAAGCAAATCCTTGTGGAAGAGGGTTTCATGACGGACGACGAGGCTACACGCCTGTTGTCGCTGTTTGAGCAGCGTCCTGACGGCACTCCAGCACGGGCCAAGCGTAGGCTTGGGTTTAACATGGAGGAGGAGCTGTCGGTGTTTAACTCACAGACCCGTCAGCAAGAGACTCTCCGCCTCAAGGACTTGCAAGAGCGAGACGCTGAACAGGTCTTTACCTCCTATGCAGCAGGGATGTCTGGCCGTATAGCTCTGGCAAAGGTGGGCTTCAAGGACGAGACTACAATCAATCAATTCCTAGACAGAAACCTAGCAGAAGCAGAGGCCCGCGAGGGCAACAAAGGCCTGAAACGCGCACAGAAAGAGAACCTTGTGGCTCAGACCATAATTAACATGATTCTGAACCGCCGCGCTCCGTTGGCAGCAGACCCGTCTGGCAACTACGCAAGGATTGCGCGCCTGGTCCAAGACTATAACTTTATCCGCCTGATGAACCAGGTTGGTTTTGCTCAGGTCGCCGAGCTTGGCAACGCCATCAGCATTGGCGGCTGGCGGGCTGTGCTGCAACAGGTCCCAGAGATGCGCCGCATGTTGCGCAGGGCAAAAAATGGAGAGATTGAAGACGAGGTTTTGAGGGACATTGAGGCCGCAACTGGCATTGGCTCTGACCGTTTGACAAATCAGGCCATGAACCGCGCAGACACTATCGGTGTGTTCAGCGAGGGGCGTGGCGACTGGATTGACAAGGGGCTGTTTATGCTGGCCCCTTTGAAAAGAGCCACAGCAGACTTGTCTGGCATGGCCCCGATTACGTTAGCTCTTGAACGAATGGCTGCACGGGTTGCTGTCCAGACCATGACGGACCTTGCTTTTAAGGCCAGAAACCTGTCGCGCAAACGCTTGGCCGGACTTGGGCTAGACGAGGCCATGACTGAGCGCGTTTATTCGCAAATCAGGAAAAACGCTGTCAGACAGCCATCTTCTATGGTTAAGCGCAAAAAGGTTCGTGCAATCAATCTTGGGGCTTGGGATGACGCTGAGGCAAGAGATGCTTTCCTCATAGCTATATCCCGTTGGACCCGCCGCAGCATCCAGCAGAATGACGTAGGCAACCTGAACCTTTATATGACCTCAACCATGGGGCAGATTCTGACGCAGTTCCGCACGTTTATGCTGGTTTCTTATGCGAAGCAAACGCTGCATAACATCAAGGCAAAAGACTTTAGGGCTTTGTCAGCGATGCTTCATTCAGTGGCATTTGCGGGCCTTGCCTACACAGCGCAAACCCAGGTCAACGCTCAGTTTAGAGAGGACAAAGAAGAGTTCTTGAAAGAAAGGCTGTCAGTTGACGCTATTGCCAAGGCATCGTTTCAGCGTAGCTCGTGGGCATCACTGTTCCCGGCACTAGTGGACACAGGAGCCATGTTCTATCAGGACGACCCTGTCTTCGCATACCGTTCCACAGGGCTAGACACCAACCTGATTGGCGGTGTGCCTAGTGTTCAGCTTATTTCAAAGGGTCTCGGTTCAGCACAGGCTGCGTCTAGGGCGCTCCTGAATCCTGACTTGCAGTTTTCGCAGGGGCAACAACGGGCGTTGAATACGCTTGTACCTTTTCAGAACGCAATCGGCATCAAGAACGCCCTTAACAAGTTGGTGGACATGAGACCGGAAACGACCAAGGTAGACTAGGGTTCCAGCAGAGCCGCAACTGCGGTATAAAGGACCGAAGGAGTGACGCATGACAGTCAGCAGCACGAATACAAAAAACAGCTATAGCGGGGACGGCTCCACAGTCGTTTTTGCCTATACTTTCAAAGTCTTCGACGACGATGACATCCAAGTCATTCTTCGTAACGACACGACTGGCGCTGAAACTGTGCAGACCAAGACGACACATTACACTGTGTCGGGCGTGGGAAACACTGGCGGTGGCAACATTACCTTTGTAGCCGCCCCGGCAACAGGAGAGACTGTTGTCCTGATTCGCGCCATCCCGCTGACACAGACTACTGACTACACTCCTAATGACCCCTTCCCTGCTGAAACGCATGAAGAGGCGCTGGACCGCCTGACATTCATCGTGCAGGACATTGAGGAAGAGGTTGGCCGGTCCATTAAGGTGTCGCGTACCAACACCATCACCTCGTCTGAGTTCACTGTGGGTGCCACCACACGGGCAAACAAAATCTTCGCCTTCGACAGCGACGGTGACTTGGCTGTTACGCAGGAGATTGGCACATACCAAGGTACAGACGCCACGACCACGACATCTGCCTACGCCGAGCGTGACATCATCAAGTCCACCACGGCTGGACAGCTTAACAACGTATATATTTGCGTAGCTGATTCGGTAGCCGGTGACCTGCTGACTGACACCGACCATTTCGAGCTACTCGTTGACGCTGTGTCTGCCGCTACAAGTGCGACTGCTGCGGCTTCCAGTGCTACAGCGGCTGCTGCAAGCGAAACGGCTGCGTCTGCGTCTGAAAGTGCTGCGGCCACATCCGAGTCAAACGCGGCGACGAGCGAGTCTAACGCCTCTACCAGCGAAACAAATGCGGCCACAAGTGCAACCAACGCCGCTACAAGTGCTACTAACGCCGCTACCAGTGAGACAAATGCTGGCACATCAGCCACGGCTGCTGCTTCTTCGGCTACCGCAGCGGCTGCAAGTGCCACGGCTGCTGCTGCAAGTGAGTCGGCTGCTGCCACGTCCGAGACAAATGCTGCCACTAGCGAGACCAATGCAGCAACGTCTGCCACCACGGCCACTACGAAGGCGTCAGAGGCCGCTACAAGCGCCACTAATGCTGCAACCAGCGAGAGCAACGCCAGCACAAGCGAGACTAATGCGGCGACATCGGCCACGGCTTCAGCGTCATCAGCCACAGCTGCGGCGGCAAGTCAGACAGCGGCGGCGGCTAGTGCGGCATCTGCTGCGTCTGCGTTTGACAATTTTGATGACACATATCTGGGGAGTTTCTCTAGCAACCCGACAGTCGATAACGACGGTGATGCCTTGGTTGAGGGTGCGCTTTACTTCAACACCACCGCCAACGAGATGCGTGTCTACGATGGCGCAAACTGGATTGCCGCTACATCTGCTGGCAATGTCTCGCTCATTCTGTACGAATACACAGCGACATCAGGGCAAACCACGTTCTCTGGCTCTGACGACAACAGTGCAACTCTGTCCTATACGGCAGACAATCTGCAAGTCGTGATGAACGGTATCGTCCTCGACCCGTCTGACTTTACCGCCACCAACGGCACCAGCGTTGTGCTGGCTTCTGGCGCGGCTGCCAATGACCTTGTGAACATCTATGCGTTCAAGAGCTTCACTGTGGCTGACACTGTGTCTGCGTCTGCTGGTGGTACGTTCAGTGGGAACGTGACTGTTAATGCAAGGCTTGATGTGGACAACATCCGCATCGACGGCAACACCATCAGCAGCACCGACACTAACGGCGACATTACCCTCGACCCGAATGGCACAGGTGACACGATTATTGCGTCGGGTAATTTTGGCGTAGGCACAACATCTCCAGGCGGTTTGGCAGAGTTTTACAAAGCCGGAACCTCTGAGGTTCTGATTGGCTCCGACAATGGCGGCACAGCACAACTTTCGCTGTACGAAAATGATGACGGCACAAAAGAAGGCTTTTTGAAGTATGACGGCACCAACAATCGCATCCATCTGGCCACGTCTGGCGATGCTAATGCGCTAGTCATGCCTCGTGACACCGGCTACGTCGGTCTTGGGACAACAGATTTCACTACCCAGAATGGAAGTGTTTCCAGACTTTTAAAACTAGGCGGTGCTAACAACACTGTTATTGCTGCGGAGCAAACAGGTTCAGGTAAAAATTTTATATTAGAAGCAAGAAACGAAGGACGTAGTGGCGGCGACAGATATGCTCAAATGTCATTTGCCGAAGATGGTTCTGATAATGGCGCTATAATATTTTACACAGCCGCTTCTGGTTCTGATGTTTCAGAACGTATGCGCATCGACAGCAGCGGCCAGATATTTTTCGGAACCACCGATGCGTCTATGTATAACAATTCGGGGGCTGGAAATGGCGGAGTTACCATCAACGCAGCTAATGGATTTTCAAAAGGTCTGATAGCTTGTGCGAGAGACAACGCGCAGCCTCTAGAAGTCAACAGATTGGCCAGTGACGGCACATTGGTTTCTTTTTCACAAGATGGAACCCAAGAAGGCACAATCTCTGTATCTGGCAGCACCGTTTCTTATAATGGTGGACACCTTTCCCGCTGGTCACAAGCCACTGACGGCAACCGCATCGACGGCCTTGTCAAAGGCACAGTGATGACCAACCTCGACCAGATGGCTGAGTGGACAAAGGACGGTGTGACAGAAGACAACGAGCAGCTTAACTGTATGGCTGTGTCATCCGTTGAGGGCGATGCAAACGTGGCTGGCGTATTCGTCAACTGGGATGATGACGACGAGGACTTCACCGCCGACATGAACATCGCAATGACCGGCGATATGGTCATCCGCATTGCTCAAGGCACGACAGTGGCACGAGGCGACTTGCTGATGTCAACAGGTGACGGCACTGCCAAGCCGCAAGGCGATGACATTGTTCGCAGCAAGACGATTGCGAAGGTGACCAGCACCACAGTTTCACACACATACGACGATGGCAGCTACCTTGTGCCGTGCGTCCTGATGGCTTGCTAAGGAGAACGCATCATGAGCAGAGCAAGAGATTTCGCAGACCTCGCCGGAAGCGCCGAGGCTGGTGGCCTGACTGGCAGGAACCTCATCATCAACGGTTCAATGGCGTGTTTCCAGAGGGCAACAGCAGCAACCACAATGACCAATGCCTATGGTGCGGTAGACCGCTTCAAAGGCTTTTCAAATGGCGGCGGTGCATTTACCGGCGAAAAGTACGACTTGACCACAGGTGAGATTGCTACGACAGGTCAGTATCAGGCATTGAAAATGTTGGTATCTACAGCGGACACCTCTATTGCTGCGGCAGACTACTACGCCCTGCAATACAAATTTGAAGGTGATGACCTACAGCAGCTTAAATACGGCTCGTCATCGGCTCAATCTTTTACGGTTTCTTTTTGGGTCAAGTCGGACACGACAGGCACATACTTCCTGACAGTTGACAAGGTTGCTAATGGTCAGACTGCTTATCGCATCCCTATTGAATACACTATTTCAAGCGCAGACACTTGGGAGCAAAAAGTAATAACTGTGTCGCCTACCGCTGGTAGCACTTCTCTTATTACTTCATCCGCAGGCGCTATTGGTGGCGGCACTGGCCACGGCCTCAGTCTTTACTGGGGCTTTGCTTGGGGTACAGATTATCACGGCACAAACAACACTTGGGGTACAGGTACATATGGCACAAACGCAACAGCGAATGGCTGGATGGGAACGGTAGGCAATGACTTCTACATCACCGGCGTGCAGTTTGAGGTCGGCGAACAGGCCACGCCGTTTGAGCATCGGTCGTTTGCGTCAGAAGAAATTGCCTGTACCCGCTATTTCTATGAGGCTCCGCCACTGTATCGCGGTCACTCTATGAATGTAGACTTTATCACTGTTTTAAGACTGGCGATTAACTACCCTGTACGCATGAGAACATCCCCAACAGTAACCAATAGCGGCATCACTAGCGGTTTTTCAATCGCAACTGTTCAAACTAATGACAAGTCTCATAACTTTGAAGTGAGCAAGGCGAGTACGACTGATTTCCGTCCTTCACTGACTAGTCCTAATTTTAAGTTTGATGCGGAGTTATAGATATGGACACAATGAGCATTACTAACGCACAGTATGAGGCGTATGAAGGCTCTAACGTGGCAATCAAGGCAACGATTGATGGCGACGAGTTGATTGCCCCCCTCGCCCCCGGAAACCGTCACTACGACGAAATCATGCGTCAGCAGTCGGAAGGCTTGCTGACGATTGCGGACGCTGACTGATGCCAGAGGAGCAGAAAATCGCTCTCGACGTTGCGGCTGGCACAGGCACCGCTGCCGCTTGGATGGGGATGGCCCCGGACATCGTGGCGGTGGTAACCGGCATATATGTGCTGGTGCGGCTCTGGGAAACCCAGACCGTGCGGAAGCTGACCGGGCGCGACTGATGTGGAACTGGTGCATGTGTTTCTGCTTCACGTTTTCTTAGACGGCAAGCCTAAAAGCAAGGACATGCACTTCTGGAACGTGGACGAGTGCGTATATTTTGCGCAACGTCTTCATAAGCAAGGAGGGAAGATTACAAGCTACTGCCTACCCGTCCAGGTCAGGCGTGACACTACAAGGATTTACTGATGCTTGCTGAACTCGCTGCCGCCAACGCCGCCTTTGCCGTAATCAAGCAAGCCATCCAGAATGGCAAGGACATAGCCTCTGCTGGCAGTGCCGTTGCAGAGTTTGTGGGTGCCAAAGAGAAGCTGCAAGCCAAGGCCCAGAAGAAGGGTGGCGGCTCTGACCTCGAAGAGTTTATGGCTCTGGAAAAGCTCAAGCAACAGGAAGACGAACTCAAAACCATTATGATTTACGCTGGTCGGCCCGGGCTATGGAGCGACTGGCAGAGGTTTCAGGCCAAGGCGCGGGTTGCTAGGCGCGAGGCAGTTGTTGCATCCGCAGCCAGACGCAAGAAGATTATAGACATCACAATCATCGGGGCATTTGTGCTGTGCTTTCTTGCCATTCTAGGCGCACTTTTTGCCCTAATCTTACACCATCAAGGGAGGTTATAATGGATATTACAATGGAGCGCTTCTTGGCGTGGAGGATACTGCCGCGTCTTATGATGTTCGTGATGACATTCATGTATATCCGCGTCATTGAGTGGGGCATGTCCCTCGAAGACATCACAACCCAGCAGAGTGCCATGGTCAGTGTCGTCAGCGGTGCCATGACTGGTGCTTTTGCTGTGTGGCTTGGAAGCGAGAAAAAGGCATGAATGTGGCCTGGTCATTAGTGCTGGTCACTGCGGTGTCAGCCACGGAATATAATGTTGAGCCTATTACCACAACTGAGACGATGGCTGAGTGTTACTTCCAAAGTACCGAGGTTAATTGGCAGTCACACATACACAACAATCAAGAGCTTCTTTGCATAAGGATAGAGGAATGATTCAAGCACTGATTCCCATCGTTGGCGAACTGGCCGGTGGCTGGCTCAAGGGCAAGGCCGCAGAGAAAGCCGCCAAGTCTCAGGTGAAGGTTGCCAAGGCCGAGGCAGAGGCCGAGGTAATGAAGACAGCCGCCACGCATGATTCCAAGTGGGAACTCATCATGGCGCAGTCCACACAGACATCCCTCAAAGACGAAATCGTCACGGTGATTGTGCTTATTCCTGTCGTGCTGGTGTTCATCCCCGGCATGGAAGATGTGGTGCAGAATGGCTTTGACCGGCTAAATGAACTACCCGACTGGTACCAATATTTGGTATTCTTGGTGTGCAGTGCCGCCCTTGGCATCAAAGGCTTGGATAAGTTCAGGAAGAAATGATGGCCCGCAAACCTGTTAAAACAAAGTCCCGCGTGAACGAGGCTGGTAACTACACCAAGCCTACTATGCGCAAAAGACTTTTCTCCAAAATCAAAGCTGGCGGCAAAGGTGGCAAGCCGGGGCAGTGGTCTGCCCGCAAGGCGCAGATGCTGGCCAAGCAGTACAAGTCAGCAGGGGGCGGCTATAAGAACTGATGGCACTCAAGAAATCACAACGAAGCCTGAAGTCTTGGACAAAGCAGAAATGGAGAACCAAGAGTGGTAAGCCGTCCACGCAGGGCCCGAAAGCTACCGGGGAGCGCTATCTACCGTCTAGAGCCATTAAAGCCCTCTCACCCAAAGAATATGCGGCGACCACGAGAGCGAAGAGGAAGGCTACTAGAGCCGGGAAACAAGTTAGCAAGCAACCAAAACGAATTGCGCAGAAGACAAGGCGCTACAGGAAGACAAAATGAATCTAGTGAAACTGTGTGACGACCTCAAAGCCGACGAGGGGAGTGTCAACGAGATTTACATTTGCCCGGCAGGGCATCCCACTTTTGGCGTAGGCCATATGATTACCAAGAAAGACCCTGAACATGGTGAGCCAGTTGGCACTAGCATTAGCGATGAACGGGTACGGGAAGCCTTCGAGGCAGACATCACCATCACGCTACAAGATTGTGAGAAACTATATCCTGACTTCGCTGACTTGCCAGAAGAGGTGCAGCTAATCATCGCCAACATGCTCTTCAACATGGGCTTGCCGCGCCTGTCCAAGTTCCGGGGCATGAAGGCTGCGGTGGACGACCGTGACTGGAACCGCGCAGCGGATGAGATGGTGGACAGTTTGTGGTATAACCAAGTGACAGCGCGGGCAGACCGTCTGGTGCAACGTATGAAAGAGGTAGTGTGATGCCTGGTGCAAAGTATTCATCGAAGCAGAAAAAGATGGCGGCTGTAGCTTCGCCGCGTAACAAGATTACTGGTGCTGACTTCGCAAAGCTGCGAGGCAAGAAGAAGCCGACCATGGGTGCGGCCAAGAAGAAGCGCCGTGGCTAAGACTCCGGCATGGCAGCGCAAGGCTGGCAAGAACCCGAAGGGTGGCTTGAACGAGGCTGGGCGTCGTTCTGCCAAGAAGCAGGGCATGAACCTCAAGCGTCCTGTGAAGAAGGGCGACAACCCGCGCCGTGCATCCTTCCTTGCCCGCATGGCTGGAATGAAAGGCCCGGAGCGTGACGCAAAGGGCAAGCCGACCAGGCTCTTGCTCTCTCTACGGGCATGGGGTGCCTCTAGCAAGGCTGACGCTAGGAAGAAGGCGTCAGGCATATCCAAGCGGAACAAGGCCAAGAAAGCCAGAGCGTGATGCCTCGCAACCCGCAAGCCCGCAGCCTGATGAGCAAGCTGTTCAAGCCGCGCATCCTCAAGCCCAAGAAGGGCAAGGGTAGTTACTCCCGTAAAAAAGAACCCCGCCGAAGCGGGGCTTAGTGGCTAGGTTACCTAGCTGGGAGGAACTACTCAATTCTCCAAATTCTGTACCCAGTACCGTTAGGTTCCTTGCGTGAGCGGTACTCCATGCCTCTGTACCTCATAGCCGCGCGAACCTTCTCGAAATCACGCTCGGTTGTCGCAACTAGGCTGTCACCAACCTCCATACCAGAAAGTATATTCCACCTGTCGCGTCTGCCGCCGGGTATTGGTATGCCTTTTTCAAGCACCACTTGATTGCACTCTGCGCACTTTTTCAAAGCACCCTCCTGTCTGCGTGTCATAGCAAAGCTTATGTCCGTTCCCATTCGCAACCCACGTTCCATCCATGACATAATGCTCCTTACCGCAGAACTCACAGTTTAATTTCCTTGTGTCTCGGTTCTTGGTTTTCGGTTTTCTTTTCCTCACGTTGGGCCTCCAATCCCGCATTGAGGAAGCGCCCGGCCATCCAGAGTAGCTGTGTTGAGTCCATGTCTCTGTAGTAGGACACGCCCTCTATACTAACCAGCACTCCTTCTGGCCTAGGCACTACCAAGATTTGCTTAGAAGGGGATGTCATCATCCAAAGACATCTTTGGCTTACGCGCAGTTTCCTGAACGCCAGCCGCTTCTGCCACCTGTTTGAATCCACCTTGCGAAACGTCGTCAGCTACGCTGTCTGTGCCGGTGTATTCAATAGGCTGTTCGACCTTTAACGTGATGCTGCCGTCGTCGTTCTCGTACACGCGCACAGAATACTGTACGTCATGCCTGAGATGCACATCCGCTGGCGCACCGTCCTTGTACGGCGTCCACTTGCTGTTGCCAAACTTGGCAGCACCCTTGTCGTTGGGCCAAGCCCGGAACTGGGTGATTGGTTTCCACTGTCTTGCCATGATTAACCTCCAAGGCTCTGTTCGTGCTTTTGAAATAGGTCAAAGAGCGCCTGCGCACGTTGAGGATTGCGCTTCTTGACATCCATGATGAGGTGCTTGTTCTCAGCGAACAGGTTATGGACACCGCCAACCATCTTTATGTTCTCCAGCCTAGACTTCACCTGAACGTATAGATGACGGTCAGATTCTTCATGGGCATCAGGCGACGTCTCGACAGGGGATGGAGGGTTCCCGCTGGAGCCGCCGCCTGAACTGGATGTCTCCAAGTTCTGCTGCTTCCTCGGCACAGCCTCCATTTCATTAGCACTGGCATACTCACCACCGGACAGACCGATGCTTGCCAGCGCCCTACCAATGGCAGATGTCTCACAGTTTTCCAAGGCGCTTGTCTTGTTGACGTTGCCTTGGCCCCTGATTTCCTCTGCCATCCCTGAGCCAACGATGTGACCATTATGGTCTGTGACAACGGCTTTTACAACCACACGCTGCCCGTCGTCCACGAGAATCTCCGTGTCAACGCCGCACTCAAGGCCGAAGACGGTTCGGAACGCCTCCATGCGGTGGACAACCTGGGTGTACTTCTTGCCACCCCGTTGCGCTATCCCGTGGGATTTGTGCAATTCGGAGACAAGCCCCATTGCATCAATCATCTTGCTCATCTGTTACCTTTCCTTTGTGCAAATGGTCTGCCATCAAGTGCATGAAGACAGTCCAAGCCGCCTTCATGTCACTCATCTCTGCCTGTAGCTCGGCTAGCCTTTTCTCAAGCCGGTCTACCTGCTGTTGTAGTTCACCAACGTCAGGCATTGGCAGCTTTGGGCAGACTGCGCCCGTCAACCCGCCACACCCGGAACCCTTCGTCAACACGCCGTGAAACATAGGCTTTGTTATGCTTCCACAGTGTCTTGATAATCCGCCTGTACACAACCTCGTTGGGACACAGTACGCTGTCGCCGGGCTTCATCTGCAAGGCAAGTTCGCTTTCGCTACTCATGGTGCGGCCGGAACCGGGCTTGCGCTTAGGGATTGAAATGTCACGTTCGATTTTTAGTTTCATAGCTAAACCCTCCAAATTTCTCTAGCTATCTTCACGATGTCAGGGCCATGGCGGCCCGCGATTTGACCAAAGTCCGGCTGGACAAGGCCAAAGAGGTTGCTCCAGTTGCCATTCGCAGCCTTGAGCAAGTTCTGTTGCACCACCCAGCGCTGCACTACGTCCTGATAAGTTGCCTCTAGGGCTTCAGGCTTTAGTGCGTCGCAGTTTTCGGCGGTGACGATGTTGTAGCCCGCAGGCGTCACAAACAGCAGGCCGGGCTCGTCGCCTGTGGCCTTGTTATAGACCGCCTGCTGCATGATTTGCTGGGGAGTGGGTTCTGTCTTGGGCTTGGGGTTGCGCCAAGTGCGGGTGCCATCCTTCTTGGGCGGGTTCCGCAGCGGAAGACTGCATTTCAGGTCAATCTGTCTGCCAGCACCCGTGAAGTCTTGGAACAGGATGACCGGGACATCCAGCTTTTCCTCAATGTAGAGCCGCTGGTATTCGCCCTCGAACTCGTCGTCTCCGTAGAACTCCTTGATGCCGTCAACAGCGTATCTCGCCATCTCCGGTATGACTTCCTTGAAGTGGTGGTACTCTTCTGCATCCTTTCCCCCGTCCCAGTCACGCGGCTTGTAAAACTCGAACTCAGTCATGCCTTTACGCACAGCTTCGTCAAAGTCTATTGGCTCCTTGCGGCCATAGATAGGGCTGTAGTCGTGGACGCCCAGTGCCATGTCCGCTATGCTTTGAACTATCTGACCAGCACGGGGCCGGGCCGCAAAGGGGAAATTAATCTTGTGTTCTTTACGCAAGAACAACTTCAGGACATGCTCGTCAATCGGCTGCGTTGCACCCGACGCGCTGACATGCTGCCGTCCGAAGAACAGGCTGTAATCAGGGATTGTTCTTTCCATGTGACCCTCCATATCCACGTTCTAAACATTTCCAACATAGGTGTCAACAATGTTTTTAGTCTTTGATTCGGATGAGTTGGTTGATTGCGTGAGGTGTGAGGGCAACGGGGTAATCCCCATTGACTTGTATGAGCATAGCGAAATAGGGTTCGGCATCACCCGTAGTTTTTCTTGTGAGTGTGGGGTGTGTGGAGGCGAGGGTAAACTGATGCCCTATTTTGAAATCGAATATGATTCTGAGGCCAGCGATTGATTGTCTGCCGGTACGCGCATCGTGATGACGAGGTGCCGGTGGGGCGGGAGGTTTATCCTCTGGGTGGTTGGCATGGGGCCAAGGGCTATGTGCTATGGAGTGAAGACATGACCAATGGACGTGCAAAAGGCGCACAATTTGAACGCACTATTGCGAATATGTGCCGTGACTCTCTAGGCTATGAGGCGAAACGAGACCTCGAACAATACAGAAGCGGTGACCGGGGTGACCTGATTGGGGTGCCTGGCTGGGTCATAGAGTGTAAACGCTACGCCTCGGGCTCGACATACAGAGATGACTGGTGGCGGCAAGTGACCAAGGCAGCAGACGTTGCTATGTGTGAGCCTGTCCTCATCTATAAGTATGACCGCCAGCCTATCCGCTGTGTGGTTTTCCTATCGGCCATCAACCCAGATTTTTGGGGCAAGGCCGACACTGCCACGGTCAGCTTTGATACGTGGTGCATGATTGTCAGGGAGGGATTGACAGATGAAGAGCGCAGCCGACATGAGCATGGACGAGTTCCGCAACCTATTGGCCACGGTGACAGCCACGCCTGATGTTCCGCCGACTCCGCCCGGGCGTTACCAGCGCAAGGTAAAGCCGACGGCAGCGCAGCAACCGTTCTGGAACAGGCGCAAGCCGGGTACAAACAAGCGGGCTAAATCGCGTCAGCCTTCTCGCACCTGAAGTGGGCTTGCATAGGCGCGGGGAACAGTGGGATGACAGCCTTTGCCATCTCCATGCCCCGTGCGTAGCACTCCTGCTCTGTGTCTTTTAGTCCTGTTGTGTCTTCAAACAGGGCGCACTCATTCGGCTGCCCTATTACGCACACCAGTACGAGCGCCTTAAACATGTCAACGCTCCTTTCTCTTCAAGCCTAGCATTAAGTGGGGGCATATTGCTAATCGCCCCCCTCCCATACCGGCGGTGTGTGGTCCGGCCCGTA